CTCCGGAGTAGGTGTTACCCTACGGTCACATACTCACCATTCCAGGTGAATATGTGCAACGATTTCCCATCGTTGCCAGTCAAGACCATAGTCGAAATGATCCCGCTCAATGAAGGCGGTACATTCGATCTGAAATGGGCGATAAGACCCATAATCAAAACTATGGTTTGACGAGAAGCACGCATCCCAAAGGGATGTACTTCTTCGCTTCGGGCGGTATAATGCGTCGTCATCTCTGACGCCGATACAACCGTCCTTAACCGAGCCCTGCAACACACTAATGAATAACCCGCTAGGGTTATACACTCGTGGCTTATATCCTTTCGGAACGACAACTGTCTCATCTTGAAAAGTAATCTTTAGCAGACGAGGAGCAAGCACTTGGTAAAACTTACCAAAAATACTTGAATCTCTCTTTAGCTTACGGACTGCTTCAAAGGATTGAGGACAATGGATTCCAGAACTGACATCTTCCCATCGTGGTACTGGCCGAAACCTTACTGTTTTAAGTAAGGTGCGGATAGTTTCATGAAAGAAGATACCGGTTTTTGTTGAGAACCGGATAAGCTGATTGATTGCAGAATAACGAGAGGCTTCAGTATCTAGACGTTTAATATAGATACCACGTATATCTGACCCCATAAAGAAGTCAGAGCCACAAGACTCTCTGAACGGACCTTCAACAAAGGTCTTATCGTGGTTAACAGAGAACCCGAGGATGCGCAACGTTCCGATGACATCTGCGGTACAAGACCGCGGACATATTATGTCATCTCCGTATACACCCCAGGAAGTATCTGAACTGGATTTGTCATAGGGTATTCCCCTAAAACGCATACAGGCCACGACCACACTTGCGAAAATCATAGTCTGCAATGGAAACGTATAACCGTTACCCATGGTAGAAATCATATGAAGATCGAAAGTATCTCGCCCATTCACACTAGTCGAGGGAGAACGATATTTAATCAAGTGATTAAGAAAATCACTAGGTAATAAATAACGTAACATCTTAAGACTAATAGAATCAGAAGCACTACTTAGATCTATCGTAGATAGACCATCGGTTATACTCCCGAGGCGAGCAAGATCTCGATTTTTGAATTGTTGATCTGAAAGAAGTATACCAAACACTTCAGACAGTCGACCTTCAATATATTCACCGATTCCAAGCTGAAAGTATGTATTCAGCGTTGGCTCTGTGCATATACATCGAGAGATCTTATCGTTCTTTGGTACAAAGCTAAGACGACTGTTCTGCACTACTAGGGGATCGCCGAAATGTTCTATGCGGATTTTCTCCGCAGCAGACCATTCAGCAAACCTTGATGCATAGTGCCTGTATATGCGATACAGCGCCGGATTACTACAGGAGAGTTTGGACGAAAAGAACTTCGAGTAGAAGTCCCCTCCGGTTGCCTTTATATTAGCTCCAGGGCCGATTCTTGCTTTATGCAATATGTCGATCGGGGAGTCAAATAAAGGAAAACCATTCCTGTGCCAAAATCTATATAAGGTTTGTCTTACTTCACCTAGTATAGTTTCAGTCTTACTGTCGAAATCGACAGGTAGGCTCCATTCCCCACATGCTTGATTGCATGCAAGGAATTTATCAAGAGCGGCAGCATCACCCTTTACATTCCGACCTCTATCAAATTTCTTTAATAGAGAATTGGATATGGAAATGGCAGCAGCCTCTTTGATGGAGATACCAGGCCAGAGTTCCCCTTGGAAGGGGAGACCTTGACTTAGTAGATCCGAACGCAAACAGTTAAGGACAACTTCAGGCGAGATTGCCATAAAGACGACCCCAATTTTAGATACACAACCAAGCGTCGGAATGACGCTAACCCCGCAATGGAATTGAGGGGATTACCGAGTTTTGGGGGAATACCCCTTAACTCTCGATCAGAACGGGTGCTTAAAGAACACCCGTAATCAAAGTCTCAGCAAGATCTTGGGATTCCTCATTCAAGAGGCCTACCAGGAAACTTACGAAAGACTTCACCTGATCAGGTGATTGTGTCTCCATGCCAGCCGGCACATCGATCGTCAAACGAGCGATGAGCGTGACGGGCACACCAGTAGCAGCATCACCGCCCTTGCGGACAATGAGCTTGTACTGATTATTGGGTATCGATCCACGGAGCCCAGTCACCGGGTTCGGAGCCGGAACTGCCTTAAGGGCAGCAGGCTTGTAGAACGTTTCGGTGAAAGGGACGTTGACCGTATTGGCCGTCGCAGAGCCCTGTGAACTGATAGCAGACACAGTTTTCTGTTTGGCATTGATCGCTGGCGGCGTGTCATCAACCATTGTAAAGGTTGGTGTCGTGAAACCAGTGATCGTCCCACCTGTAATACTCGCATCGGGTGACCAAGTCATTGAAATATCCTAGGCTCCAAAGGAGCAAAACGAAGGTGTTACATGCTACCCATTACGGTAAGCATGGGAAGCTGCAGAGTTATGCGAAATGCCAAGAGCCGCGACGTTCAGCCATTTCATACTTGAACCTGGGAGTTGAAACTCGAAGGAAGGTATGTATGTACCGAAGTACGGATCTCGGGTCTTAAGCGTAAATCTAGCAGAGGCGGAGCTACCACAGCTGATAGCAACATCGGTATAGAATCGATTCGCAGCGGCTGGGACAAGATCGATACGGCAATCCCTGATCTCTTCAGACCAGGTAGCTTTAGTACCTTTCTCGACCCAGAGAACCCGAGACGAATTGAAACTTGCACCGTAGACTATATCTCCGAGATTAGAGAAATAGTCTGCCAGGAAGGAGTAGGGGATTAATTCATAGAGCGTAGGTAAAACATCCCACTCAGTGAAGCCGAACACACCATTAAAAGATGGTGGATCGACACCCACTGCGGCGTGATATCTAACTTCCGCTTCTAAGATTTCTTCCTTTACATAACGGCGACGGAAAAAGCTATTTATGATTGAATCTGATGCAACTGAGCCTGTTTTCGCTTTTGATTTACCAATCCCGGTGACCCTTTTAGAGGGCGGGGTTGATTCACTAAGCTTAGCAAGTCCAGCCATACCAGCGTCAATATCACTAAGTAGGGGTTTCCAGCCATATTGTACCTCCAACCAAGCATCAGAAGCTATTTGTAACACTTTCTTCGGGGGTAAAGGCTTCGAGTAGAACTTGCGAGTTCTAGCCAAGAAGTCAAACTGGCCCTTGTAAAGGATTTTCATAGGATTTCTGATCATAGACAGAGCCTCTTTGAGCTCACCGAGGAACGTCAGTCCTTGAATGGACTGTTGAACTTCGTTGACTCGAGAGACTAAACTGGCTAAAGCTGCGTTATTCGCAGAAGTGAATGAAACAGAGGGATCGGATCTGAAGGCGATGCCATTGCAGAACCCTCCCTTAATTTCGCGACGGGAAGGAGTGCCGCCAAGAGTACTGTTCAAAGTAGCCCTGGCAAAATCTTTCCCTGAGCCTTCCATAGTTCTATCAGAAACACCAAGATGCGTTGTCGCTGAGACATGGGACCGAATACGACTCTTCCAAGCACTGACATTAGTCCCGTAGGTGATTTGGTCCGTATAAGGACCAAACTCATTGCTATTGAACAAATTGAAAGTGCCGGGATCAGAGGGAGTACCGGACCGCTGTTCGAGACGCCAGCCACACTTGGCTTTCTTAAGAACTTTAATGGTTGACATAATATTTCACTTCTACTGGACGAGAGGAGCTTTTATTGCTCCTGTTTACTCCGTAACTCCAACCTAAAATGACGCCTCATGGAACCGCAACCACTCCCCAACCACTCCCTTCACAGCTTCTTGCTGTTCAGACGAGAGGTTAAGCGAGAAGGTATGCAGTTTACCATCAGTAGTCATCAGGGTTAAATTGGCAGTCGACCTTCCTCGAGGTACAACCGAAATCTGAACTTCCACGATTCCGCTGATATTACCGTTCTGGATTACTCCAGGACGATCAGTGCTTTTCTTGGTAGCCATAATCTAGGTCTCCTCTAGGTAGTGAAATCGACCAGTCACAGAGTAGGCCCCGAAAG